GACATGATTAAAAAAACAGGAAATATCAGAAACCCGAATGCCGATGAAATCCAATATATTCCGACTTCCGGGGCCGCGTGACGTAAAACGGTTTGTCTCAAAGGAAATGCGGAACAGGCAAGAATCATCCGAGAAGTACAAGACGGCGTGTGCTATTCGGTCAGGTCCGGCATGGCGAAATCTTGTTCACAGGCTGGGGCAAGAGCGATCGGTTTGTGAATGGTGTCAGTGCCGACCATCAGAACAGGGCCATCATATACGTCCTGTATCGGACAATCCTGGGCTTGCGCTTAACCCTGACAATGTGTGGATGGTGTGCGAGAAATGCCATATCCTGATCGAATCGGCAGTCAAAAGAGGGGTTGACGTAGAGGAATTGATGAGATCGAAAGGGGCGGAAAGTGTCGGGGAATAGCAATAGCGGGAGAAAGGCATTGCCAACTGCGCACCATGAACTGATGCACAGCGGCGTGGACAGACAAAGGCAGCATGAACCGGCGAGGATAAATCCTGGTGATGAAGTCCTACCTCCAGGGTGGTTGACCGGCGAGGCACTGGAATACTGGAAATGGAAGCTACCGATGCTGCAACGTATCGGCGTGATCAGCGCAACCGAGCTTGTTACGTTTGCGATGATGTGTCGCAAATATGGAGACTGGAGAAAGGCTGTTCAGAAGTGTGACGAGTCTGGGACATATCAGACAGTTGACGGTAAGTTTGGAAGCAAGCAGGAGATGGCGCCGTGGGCGCGGCACGAGAAAGACTTGTATGATCAGTATTTCAGATCGAGCAGGGAGTTCGGGCTCACGCCGTCGAGCAGGGCAGGGGTACATACTATTGGAAGCGCGAAGCAGAAGCCAGAGGAAGACAAGATCACATGACAGACAAGTTCTGGAAAGTGCCGATTCACGGATACCCAAAGCCATACGATCCTTGGCGTGACGCTGGGAAGTGCGTGTTTGACGAGAAGATTGCAGCGAGAGTGTGTGCGTATTGGGAGAAGACTTACACACTCAAGGATGGGAAATGGGATGGACAGCCGTTCGTTTTGCAAGTATGGCAAAGGCAGATGATTGGTCATATATTTGGATGGAAGCGACCAGACGGAACCAGGCGATTCCGTGTAGTGTTTCTCTATATCCCAAAAAAGAACGGCAAGACGATCCTTGGCGCAGGGATCGGGCTGACACTGCTCCATGCGGATGGCGAGAACGGGGCAGAGATATATAGTTGCGCCAGCGATACAGACCAAGGGAAGATCGTATTTGACGACGCGGTGAATATGGTCAACAACAACAAGGACCTTGCGAGCCGGATTAGAGTCTACAAGGGGTACAAGGCTCTGCAATATATTGAGCGCAAGAGCTACTGGAAGGTTCTGTCAAGCAGAGCGGAGAGCAAGCATGGTCCGAATGTGCATGGGTTGATTGTTGATGAGTTGCATACGCAGAGAGATAATGAGTTAGTGGCCACACTGGAGGCAGGGACAAGCGCAAGACAGCAACCACTCATAATCAAAATGACCACGGCTGGACACGCAGGGGAAAGCCCGTGTAACCAGGAACTTGAATATGCGCGTGGCGTGAGGGATGGTGGGATCAAAGACCCGTACTATATGCCGATCATTTTCGATGGCCAGGCAGATGACGAGCGCGATCCGAAGATATGGAAAGACCCGAAATTCTGGCGGCTTGTAAATCCGAGCTTTGGGCTTACTGTTGGCCTTGACTACTTTCAACGCGAGGTGCAAAAATGCGAAGTGCAACCGAGTCATGTGGAGGTTGTGAAGCGGCTACACCTGAACATTCAGACTGACAAGGCTATGCAATGGCTGGATCAGGCCGCATGGAAAGAGTGTGGAAAGGATGGGGTAAAGATGGAGGGTCCGGCATTAGGCGGACTGGACCTGTCAAGCACGATGGACATTTCCGCGTTTTCGCTGTACTGGCCGAGGACGAGAAGCGCAGTTTGCTGGTACTGGATACCGAGAGGCACGGTCGAGCGACGGGCGGAATACACGTTGTGGAAGGAACATAATCGGGTTATGGTTACGCAAGGCGACGTGATTGACTACCGTTTTATTCGACAGACGATCAATCTGCTCCGCAAGAAATTTGAGATCAGAGGGATTGCATACGACCCCTGGAACGCCACACACTTAATGATTGAATTGTCAGAGGAAGATGATCTGAATATGATGGAGTTTCGACAGGGCTATGCGTCTATGAACCAGCCAAGCAAACAGTTTGAGGCGGCCGTAAAGGGAATAACATTGCGCCATGACAATAACCCCGTCACAAACTGGATGGCTGGAAATGTGGCAATCAATACAGACCCGGCTGGGAACATCAAGCCTGTAAAGCCGAGTAGGAACAGCTTGCAGAAGGTTGACGGGGTAGTTGCCATGGTGATGGCTTATGGCCTTTCCGATGCCGTTGAAACAGAAACGGACAGGAGCGACGTGATTATCACGCTATGAAAAAGAGAGAGAAAATATTACTGGCCTTATTGTTTTACGGTGGCTTTCTTCTGGTTGGCATAGGTGTAAGTCTATGCTTTTACGGCTATTGGTTTGGGTGGGTTCCGGGATGCCTTGGAGTGGCGGCTGTTGTCGATGCAGTGATTCCGTGATTTAGGATTGACAACACAAGATGCAGTGAGTAGTGTTTGTGTAAACATCAATCTATGGTGTCCAATGATATTAGCCCAACGTAGAACGCTGGAAGATCCGCGTAATTCTCTTTCGTCATGGCCGGAAGAGAGTGGATTGATTTCAGATAGCGGACAGAAGATAGACCGGAAAACAGCCATGAAATATAGTCCTGTTTGGCGGGCTGTCATGTTGGTGTCTTCCACTGTCGGGAAGATTCCATGCCGAATCTATGCGCGAACGAAGAGCGGAAAAGACCGCTCATTCAGTCACCCCTCATATTCGCTCTTACGCTACAAGCCGAACTCCGAGCAGACGAGCTTCAACTTTTTCCAAACGATCATGGGTCACGTTCTGTTGTTTCCCGGCAATGCGTATGCGTACATTGCAAGGGATGGCTCGGCGAGACCGACAGAGTTGATACCGCTTGACCCGCGCAACTGCTGTCCTGTCAGAAAGAATGGCGAGCTGTCTTATGTATACAATTCTCCGTCAGGCGGTGACATGCGAAGACTCAGTCCTGAGGACGTGCTGCACTTCAAGGGCCTGGGCTATGACGGGCTCGTTGGATACAGTGTGCTTGAGTATGCGCGCAATTCCATCGGCATGGGGCTTGGCGCACAGAAATACAGCAATAAGTTTTTTGCCAACAATGCAGAGGCTCGTGTAGTTTTGGAATATCCAGACTGGATCAAGCCGGAACAGGTGAAGCAGATCAAAACCGGATGGGACTCCATGCACAAGGGGTTGGACAAGGCGCACAGCACTGCGGTACTTCAGGGGGGCATGAAGGCAAACGTTATCAGTTTGAGCGCGCGCGACAGCCAGTTAATAGAGGCGCTGAAATGGTCTGTTGTTGATATTGCAAACTGGTTTGGTGTGCCGCCGCATAAGCTCGGTGATTCGAGCAGGACCGGATACAACTCGCTGGAGCAAGAGAATCAGAGCTTTCTTGACGATACGATTGATCCGTGGTTCGTAATGATCGAACAGGAATGCCGTGATAAATTACTGACAGAAGAAGAGAAGGCGACGGATTCAAGGATCATTGAGTTTGACAGATCGGTTCTTGTGCGTGCTGATATCAAGTCGCGTGCGATATATTACAGGCAGGCCTTGTCTGGTTATCCATGGATGACACCAGACGAAGTGCGTCAGCGTGAGAATCTTAACGGGGTGGGACTTTCAGAGATCGTGCCGCCGACAAACAATTTCGGCAATGAGACAAAAGATACTGACAAGGGTACAACCGAACCTACTCCAGTGCTAGAGCAAAAGACTCAAGTTGATAACACGGCAAGCGCTCAGGCCATGGACGCCGCGACCGTGGCATACAAGGACGCCGTAGGGCGTATGGTACGCAGATTAACTAAGGCAGTGGAGAGGGGAAAGAAGCGGCATGACCACGACCAGGACGCTTTTGACTCTGCGCTTAAGAGTGAGCGGGCTGCCATAAAGCGTGCGTTAATACTTCCAGGCGCAACGCTCTGTGCGATTATCGAGGAAGATTGTGATGAATACGTCGAGAAGACGCTTGCTGATTTAGAAAAGGCCGTATGGATGAAGTGTGGCGGAAAAACAGAATAAAGCGGGGGTTGATTATGAAAGAGAGCGACAAGAAACATACAGAGCGGAGAACGCTTTTTGTAGATTTGGCGCGGGCCACTGTAACGCGCGCAGATAAGGAAATACATATTCGCGGATATGCGGCGGTATTCTTTGAAGAGGGCAATCCTGGAACGGAATATATGTTGTGGGAGAACTACAAAGAGCGGATTGCGGCTGGCGCATTCGCGGACGTGCTGAAGGAAGATGTGCGCGGGCTTTTCAACCATGACACAGATCATATTCTTGGCCGGACAAAGAGCAAGACCCTCTCCATTGGCGAGGATGAAAAAGGATTATGGTATGATATCCTAGCGCCTGGAACACAGACAGCAAAAGACCTTGTTATTTCGATTGAACGTGGTGATGTGACGGGATCGTCATTCTCGTTTTTACCTGAAGTAACAGAGATACTGGATACCGAAAACCAGTACATCCGCACGGTCAAGAAGGTGTCTGCGTTATTCGACGTTGGGCCTGTAACGTTTCCCGCCTACGAGGGAACCGAAGCCGCAATCCGGTCAACAGGCGATGCAGAGTGGCTCAAGAGGGAACTGGATGAATACCAGGAAAAACACAGGGATGCCCTTACAGATGCATTGGATATGGATCTTGATTTGATGGAGAAGAGGCTCGAACTTGACGCTTGACGGTATGGGCGATTAGTGTTACTTTTGCATTTTAGAGGGTAAACCCGGCAGAGTTTCGGCATAACCCCGGACAATTAGACCTCAGAGTTAGGCATTATGAGACTTGTTCTCGTAGTGTCTTTTTTTTTGAAGGGGGAGCCATGACGACAAAAGAATTGATGGAACAACGGAAGAAAATTTATGACAGTATCCACGATATGCGTGAGGCGCTGAACAAGGATGCCGATGGGAAGGCGCTGGACAAGGCGAGAGACTTTACAGCCGAAGAGCGCGCGGCATACGAGAAGGCGTCGGAGGACTTTCAGGGGTTTACGCGGCAGATTGCGGATGCGCAAAAGGAAGAGGAAATGCGCAAAGAGGTCGAGTCCGTGCAGGAAAAAAAGGAAAATACTCCTGGACGCGAGACGCGGACCAAGGCAGATGCCAGCGCCGGTACCGGAAAGGACGTCGTGACGGCGGCTGAGTTTCGCACAGCGCTGAATGGTTGGGCGCGCTCAGGAAGAGGGATCACCAGTGTCGATGAAGCGGAGGCCATGAGCCGGCTTGGAATCGTTCCTGGTGGCGAGCTTTCGATCAGACTGAACAGGAAGGCGCCACGAACATTGGCGGAAGCGCGTGCAATGGATTCGTCAACGGCCACGGAAGGCAGTGAGTTCATTCCCCAAGAGTTCAGAAATGAGTTGGAAGAGGCATTACTTGAGTACGGCGATCTGAGAGAATACGTTACCGTCATGCGGACAGCGACGGGCGCCGCACTGCCGATGCCAACAATGAACGACACAGGGAACAAGGGCTCGCAGATTGCGGAAGATACGGACAACAGCGCGGACGAAACGCTGCCGACGACCGGATCGACCACGCTGAATGCGTTCAAGTTCACGAGTAACCCAGTCCTGGTAACGCAGGAGTTACTGGAAGACGGGGCGTTTGACATGGCGTCGATCATCACTTCCGCTCTTGGAATGCGCCTTGCGCGTATCCAGAACGAGAAGATCACAACCGGCTCAGGGTCCAGTACCCCGAATGGTATTGTGACGGCGGCAACGGCCGGACGAACGGCGACTAGTGTGACGGCGATCAGCTACACGGATCTCTTGCTGTTGCTCTATTCCGTGGGCGGGGCATATCGGAGAAATGGCCGCTTCGTGATGAACGATGCGATCATTCCGAGCCTGCGCTTGATCAAGGATGACGCCGGGCAGTATATCTTCAGGCCGAGCTTGGAGATTGCGTCCGGAGAAACAATCCTCGGTAAGCAGATCGTATTCAACAACGAAATGGCTTCCTCGATTGCGGCCAGTGCAATAACGGTGCTGTTTGGCGACTTGAGTAAGTACATGATCCGCGAAGTCAACACCGTGCGCGTGTATCGGCTTGTAGAGCGGTATCGGCTGGAGAACGATGCAGATGCATTCGTGGCGTACATGCGTTTCGACGGTGATTTGCTTGACGCAGGAACGCACCCGGTGAAGAAGCTCACGCAAGCCAGCGGAAGCTAAGTAATTGCGTAACAAATGGAGCGGTGGGGCGTCCGGTGTGACGCCTCGCCGTACTCCATAACCGGAGACAGGCGCAAATGTACTACAGCCATACCTACAAAAAAGTTACGGTAGCCCCTGCTCTTGAACCAGTAACCGAGCAGGAACTGCGCGCGTATGGGAAGATAGACAACGCGGAAGATGCCGGGCTGTTGAAGGATATTATCGTTGCATCCAGGCAGGCAATAGAGGAATACGTTAATATCGCCATGATTGCGCGCACGGTAGAGATAGGTTTTTATAAATGGCCTGACCTTCTCCGACTTCCAGACTGGCCCATTTCATCCATTTCCAGTGTTGCGTATTACGATCAGTCAAACGATTCCCAGACATGGGCCGTTTCGAACTACGATACCGACATCAACAGTGATCCGGCAAGAATAGAACTGGCACACGGTAAAACGTGGCCCAGTCTTTACGAAAGACCGGATGCTGTGCAAGTGACATATGTTGCCGGTTATGGGGTTGCCGCGACAGATACTCCGAACGCCTTGCAAATCCTGCTCAAGGCGGCGGCTATGGATATTTACGAAATGCGCAACAAGAATTTACAGAGCCCCTTTGAGTTGCGCGAGAACAAGGCAATATGCAACTTGGCGGCGGCATATATGAGACATACGGTGATCTGATGCAAGCAGGAGAATTAACTTGTCGAGTCGAGGTACAGAAGCCGAAGCGCACAGAAGGCGCGGGCGGTCAGCCAAAAGTGGAATGGATAAGATATGACCACCGATGGGCGAGCGTCAAGCCGGAGTCGATGAAGGAACGGATGCAGCGCGACAAGCCAGAGTCAAGTGGAGTTTGGAAGGTAGTTATGCGGTATGATAAGAACATTGATGAGACTATGCGGATAGTGGAAGGCTCACACGCGTTGAATATATCAGGGGTAACATGGGACACGCACAAGACGTGGATGTTTATGACCTGCATACGGGAGCAATGATATGGCGCAGTCTGTAGGAATCACATCGAAGCTCTTAGGCGGCAAAGAGCTTATGCGCAAGATGGACCGGATCGGCGGAAAGAGCGCGGTTAAGATCATGCGTTCTGCGTTGAGCGCCGGACTGATGCCGATACTCAAGCAGGCGAGAAAAAACGCTCCGGGAAAAACGATCAAGAAGTTGCTCAAGAAGTCGGTGAAAAAAGGGAAGAAGCGAGGGACGATAGTGGGGAAGGTGTATGTAGGCGACTCCGCGAGGAGGGTAAAATTTCAGGGCGAAGAAGTTGGGTTTGAATTTGTGGCAAACGTACTGGAGTTCGGTTCGCAAAAGAGGGGGATCAGCGCGCATAAATACCTGAGAGGCGCGCGTGAGTCAAAAGCACAAGCAGCTATTTCCGCCATGGAGAAAAAAGCGAACGAGCGCATGAAAGCTGAATGGGCGAAACGATGAGCATAAAAAAAGCATTGAAGACCAAGATCGAGTCTGTCACGCAAGCAGCATCAGCCGGATTGAAAGTCTATTACGGGATTGCCCCACAACAAGCCGGCTATCCATACGCAATCCTCAATCGGATAGGCGGGTATGCCTTTGGTGATCAAGGTGGAGACGAGTGCGCGTCAAGGGAGGTCTTTCAGCTTGACCTTTACCACGATGACGATGAGGGCATGGAGATTATACGCAATGCGATTATCTCTGCGATCAACGCTCAAGGCAGGGTTACATGGTCAAGCATTGTGGTACACAGTTGCACTATTGACTCCGTACAGGATTTAACTGAACTGGAAACAGAGGGAAATGAAGAGGGCGCGGTAAGGCAGATGATAGAAATTGTAATCGTCTACAACAGATGATTCGGAAAGGATGGCAGTTATGGCTATTATTGTGGAAGGACATGGATTCTCGGTGGCTCAGGCTGGAGTAAGTATCACGCAAGATCCGATAACAGTAGGAATACCTGGCTTTGCAAAAGAGGAATTGTCACGTACGACACAAGCGAACACTGGCGCACACACAGCCAGGGCGGCAACGTTGCGCAAGTACGAGCCATTCTCGCATACGTTCCCGTATGATCCGGCAGATTATGCTGCATGGCAAGGGTCAAGCGGAAGTGCTGCACATACAATCGTTTTCCCTGCCGCTGCGGGAACGCTCACAGTCTACGCGGAGGTGCAGTCCGTCAGTGAGATCAAGCAGGAGACAGACGGCAGGCCAACGTATGACGTGACGTTCATCGTTACAAATCTTAACGTTACGACGGAGACGCAACCAGCATTCGCGTAATAAAAATATAACAAAGGAGATACATTATGTCGGTTATTGTGGAAGGACATGGATTCAGCATTGTGCATGGGGCTGTGAGCATCACGCAGGAGCCGATTTCGGTCGGCATTCCTGGGTTTGCGAAGGAAGAGATCACGCAGACGACACAGGCGAACACTGGCGGGCATACAGCAAGGGCTGCAACGTTGCGCAAGTACGAGCCATTCTCGCATACGTTCCCATATGATCCGGCAGATTATACTGATTGGCAGGGATCTAGCGGAAGCTTGGCGCACGTCATTACGTTCCCTGATGCTTCAACGCTCACAGTCTACGCGGAGGTGCAGTCCGTCAGTGAGATCAAGCAGGAGACAGACGGCAGGCCAACGTACGACGTGACGTTCCTTGTTACAAATCTAGATGACACAACAGAGACAGAACCGTCGTATAGCGGAAGCTGACGGAAACCAAAACATAGTAAATGAAGGGGGCGAAGCATGGCGGCTGGAAAAAGTGCGATACTGGCAGGAAAGGCAAAAGTGATCGAGCGACAGATTGACGGTATTGACGGCATAGTAAAACTGCGAGCGTGCAAGTATGACGAAGTCAAGTCATGGTTTGACGATCCTGACGGAGACGCGAAGGCAATCGCTGCGTCACTTATTGATGACGATGGGAAGCCGGTGTTATCGCTAAAAGAGGCGCACCAACTTCCTCGCAATATCTTTGGCGACCTTGTGCAGGCCGCGCTCGAAGCAAATGGGTACGGAGCCGAAGCTAAAAAAAACTGACACCGGAGCGCCTTTTGCTGCATCGAATAGCGGAGACGCTCCATGTGCGAGTGCGCGAGCTGGATCTTGAGTCCGATGAAGTCAGTGAGTGGGCGCGGTATTTTTCGTGGTACGATTACAGACCCGACAAGACGGACTGGTATATGTCGCAACTGGCGGGGTTCTCAAGCGGAAAGCCTAGCTTTAGGATCTCTGAATTTTACCACCCTTCTATCGGTGGGAGTTCCGCGATAATCAGCGCAAAAGAGGCAACCGGAATGGTAAGGTCGATGTATGGCAAATCTTAAAACATATCTTACTGCCGACACGAGCCGTTTCAGCCCGAAAATGAAAAAGGCTGGAAAGGCTGTCGGAACGCTTGGGCAGCGTGTTAAAAGTTTTGGGAAAATTGCCAAGCGCAGTTTTCTTGTTGCTGGCGCAGCCATTGCCGGTGCAGGAGGATTGCTGTATGGAGTGTACAAACTGATACGCGCGACAGCAGAGGCAGGAGACGAGGTCGAGAAAATGTCGTACCGAACAGGTATGTCGGCCGCATCGTTATCTGAATTTGGGTTTGTCGCCCAGATTGTAGGAACGGATGTTATGACATTTCAGAAGGCCATCAAGAGCTTAGCGAGATTTGTTTCCTACGGTCGAGACGATATAAAGACGTACACACGCGAGCTTGACAAGCTAAAGAGAAAAGTCTCTGATTTTGACAACATGAGCCCAGAGGAAGTCTTTGATGAACTCGTGGGAGCTATCCGTGAATACCCTGACATTCTTGGTCGCTCTGCCATCGCGCAAGTAGCGTTCGGTCGAGCCGGTCAAGAGCTCATGCCCTATATCCTTTCTACAACGGACAGCATCAAAGAATTGAGACAAGAGGCGCGTGATCTTGGAGTTGTGTTTGACAAAGAGGCATCCGAGAAATCAGCCAGGTTTATCGACGCTATGGTTCGCCTCAAGTCCGCATTCGAAGGGATCAGGAATGATGCCGTGCTGACCTTTATCGATCAGGTGTCTGGGGGGATAGAGAATATCGTTAGCAATATCAAGGGCTTCAGGAAGGAAGGGAAAATCTTTGACTGGATAGAAACCGGCGCTTTAGGCGCGAACAGCTTTGTTACGTCGATGGAGGTAGTTATTGCAAAGACGGAGTTTTGGATTGACCTATTCAAGTCCGATTTTGTTCAAGCAGCAAAAGTTGCAGGAAGGGAGCTACGATTACAGATTACAAACGCGATTTCTGACGCCTTTCTTGCGCTGCCCTTGCGGTGGCGTGCCAGAAGAAACCGCATAGAGGATATCATCTCCGATATGACTAAGGACATAGAGAAGGGAGATTTTACAGATTGGGAAGAATTGAGCGCAATTGCAGGCAGGCATGGTGTTTCAGAAAAAAACTTGTTTGTCACGAAAAATTTACAGGCGCAAATGGAGGTAATTGCGTTTGGCTCTGAACGCATAGACAGAATGCGCAATGAGGCCGCTCAAAAACGATGGGAACAGGAAGAAGGTTTTGCGGAAAAGAGAGAAGCGTTGGAATTTAAGATCGCCATGATCGGGATTGACGGGATACTGCGAGCTGAGGCAATTAGGATTGCAGTTGCG